CATGAAGTTGGATGTGGATGCCTTTCCGAATTCAAAATACTTTGAAGGTCTTCTCGCCATCTTGCAATATACGGTTCCTAAGGTGTGGTATAACGGAGGGATGTTCTATCTGAGCAAGACTCATTCAGGTTTGTTGAAGGTGCCGCTAGACGCGGTTGCCTACGTTTGGGTGATGAGAAACAGAGAGACTTACTCGGCCAGTCCTTACTTGCTTCCAGCAGCGACGAATTTCATTTGTCGGCGACGTGAGTATCTGGGTCTGGGAGGGTGTAGTGATAGATTCAAAGGGTATGGTTGGGAGGACTATCAACAGATATACATGCTGGAGAAATACCAGAACGGTGAAGATCCTTTACCAGGTGAAATCACTTTCAAGAATGTGACGAATCGCTGCCGGGATGAGATCAGCCGGCCGAAGGCTTACGAGCTTTGGAGGAAGAACAATATGCTCTGCCTTCTGCATCGCTGGCATCAGGTAGAGCATGGGGCTGATATGAATTACAATCGTCAAGTCCTTCTTGACTACATTCAGGAGCACAGACATGAAAAACATTGATGATGATAAAGTGCTGGTGAGATACAAGATGGCAGGAATACCCAATCATCTCATTGCTGCCAAGATGGGAATTTCTGTCAATGAGGTAGAGAGACGATGGAAGGATTTGGAAGCCATAGCGAAGGAGATGGATAGTGGCTACGTCGCTCTCGTTGCTCAATACACGGTGCTCTGTCAGCAGTACCAACTCCTTGGTGAGTCGCTTAAAATCATCTCCAGTGCGATAAGCAACCGCATGACCATCGCGGATGTGGATGCCATAATAGCTTCTTGCAAGCCTGAAGAAATCTCCTTGAAATTGATGTCTTCATCCATCATCTTGAGACCTTTCATACAAGTCAACCCAGAAGAGTCTCTGAAAGAATCTACTCAGAGGATACACCAAGGGAATTGATTCGCTCAAACCCCAGAAAAGATTCGTAAACATTGTTCTTTACGGAGAATGCTTCTCGCAGTAAAAGTCCTATGAAATGATAGAGTCCACCATTTCTATCTAGGTGAAATGAAAGTATTCTCAAGATTGACTTGCAATCTGCTCCCTACCGGGTGCCGGGTGGATAATCTGGAAGGGCGGGAGCACGTCGTGGTCCCAATGATAATCCTGACTGAGGGAGTCCATTCAGGATCGCAGGGTCCACTCTACTATCCAAAGGACGAGCTGTCTAAGACTCCGGCCACGTGGAACCACAAACCCATCGTTGTTTACCACCCGTCCATCAATGGTGAAGGGATTTCTGCTTGTGATCCGGTCGTTATCAACAACCGCAAGGTTGGAGTGATGATGAACACCAAGTGGGACAAAGGTCGTCTCAAATCAGAAGCTTGGATTGAGAAAGATCGAGCCAACACCGTCGATGACCGAATCATGACCGCGGTAGACGCCAAGGAGATGATGGAACTCTCCACGGGGCTCTTTATTGATGTTGAGGACACCACTGGCACGTGGAAGGGCGAAGATTACACTGGCATCGCCCGCAATTATAGACCCGACCACCTCGCCCTTTTGCCGGACCAGGTGGGAGCGTGCTCCATTGCCGACGGTGCCGGTTTGCTTCGCAACCAAGCAGGAAGGGACTTGCTAGAGACGCTCCGGAAGGATCCTTCCCTGAAGGCGTTTCGGCAGGCACTGGTGAGAATGGGTCTCGTAGAGAACGAGATGTCCTTCTCTAACATTTCATCGGCATTGTCAACGGCTTTACGAGAGAAGTTCAATGCCAACGATCCCAACGGACCTTGGATCTGGGTCCTAGATGTTTTCTCCAATTTTGTCATCTACGAAAGGGATGGCAAACTGTGGCGCCTCGGCTACACAGCAAAAGATACAGGAGTCTCGTTGAGTGACGAGGATCCAGTCGAGGTAATGAGGGTCACCGAGTATCGAACGACTACGGGGGCCTTCGTCGGCAACACCAACCCCAATGCACCTATGAACAAGAAAAAGGTAGTGGATGCTATCATCGCAGCTAATCTCGGTTGGAGTGAGACCGACCGCGATGCTTTGATGGCTTTGAATGAGAACCAACTGAAGTTGGTTCAGAAGAACGTTCAGCCACCCGAACCTCCGACCCCAACGGCCAAAGCGAAAGAGAAGATTGATTCCCTCATCGCTGCCAACGTCGGGTTGACGGAGGCAGATCGGCCGCAGCTGAACAACTTCACCGAAGAGCAGCTTGAGCGCATCAGCCTTTCCAAATCCCCGGCGGGCACGGCACCCCCGGCGGCGGCGCCGGCGGCGGGCAACCCTGGAACAGCACCACAGTCCGCCGCCGGATCCCCTCCGGCGAACAATGTCGTGTCGGTTCAGGACTTCATCAAGTCTGCGCCTCCGCAGATGCAGGAGGTGCTGAATAACAGCATCGCTGTCTACAACGAAGAGAAGGCGAAGCTCATCCAGATCATCTTGGCCAACGAGAACAACGGATTCACGAAGCAGGAACTGGAAGCCAAGCACCTGAACGAGATCAAGAATCTCGCTCGGCTGGCGGCGAAACCCGACGATGGGGGACAGAGTCGCATTCCCAATTATTCGGGTCAGGCGCCGACTCGGACGGACAACACGGCAGAGGAACCGATGGAGATTCCGGTTCTGAACTTCGCCAAGAACTGAATCACTCAACCCATAACAATCAAACAGGAAGAATCATATGCCTGAAGTTCCAAAAAGAATCCACTTGCTCGGCAGTGGCCGGCATGAGGAGGCGACCGCTGCCGAAGCCATTCGGCCGGGCGATCTTCTCAAGCTCAACTCGGACGGGGAGGTAATCAAGCACGCGACAGCGGGCGGCTACGCCGAACGCAACTTCGCCTTGGAAGATGCGCTACAAGGTAACGGGATCGACGATAACTATGCGGCCGACGACTTGGTGAGTATCGTCAACGGTGCTCCCGGCGACGTCGTCTACGCCTGGTTGTCATGGGGCGAAAACGTAGCCAAGGGTGACTTGCTCACCAGCAACGGCGACGGTGCGCTGAAGAAGGTGACGGGCACTGACAAACCCATCGCTGTGTCGCTGGACACCTTGAACCTGGCTGACAGCGAATCGGCAGATGAAAGGCTCCGCGTGAGGCTCCTGTAAGGCAACCAACAATCAACTACCTGAAAGAAACTCATATGGACTTCATTCTAAACGGACAAGCTCAAGGGAGTGTCGCAACGACTCTTTTGAACAATGGCTTTGACGTTGCCTCACTTCGGCCCTGGGTCGGGAAGGACGGTCGTCATTACATCGCCCAAAATCAGGGCGGCAAACTCATTGCCCGCGCCACGCCAGTCGCCAATGCGACGCTGCGGAAGGATGAGTGGAAGATCATCGACGACGCGATTGTCGCGGCGGCGAAAGATCGCTTGCGGGTTGTGGCCGATCTGCGCGGTGCGGGACTAACGTTCACCATTCCAAACGGCATGGGGAAGACGGTCTTGGAAACCGAACGGGTCAGCGACATCACGCCGGCGACGATCAGCATGGATCCTGCCCGGCAGGCTGAAGGGGATCGACCTGAGTATGACTTGGTGAACCTTCCGTTGCCGGTCATCCACAAGGACTTCTTCTTCAACGCCCGGCAGATTGCGACGTCGCGCGAGCGAGGTGCTCCGATTGACGTCACAACGGGTCAGTTGGCTGCGCGACGCGTGGCCGAGGAAGCCGAGAAATTGGTGGTTGGAACGGCCCCTTCGTTCAGTTATGGTGGAGGAACCATCTACGGCCTGACCAACTTCCCACAGCGTCTCACGCAGGTTTTGACCTCGCCCGAAGATACGGGATGGACGCCGGCAGTGACGGTGAGAGAGGTTCTCGCGATGCGACAGGCGAGTGAGAACCACTTCCACTACGGTCCTTGGATCCTCTACAACTCTCCCGCTTGGGATGAGTATTTGGATGACGACTACTCGACGGCCAAAGGCGACAACACCCTGCGGCAGCGGTTGGCCGCTATTCAGGGCATTGGAGCTACCAAGACGGCGGATTACCTGGGAACGGGTTTCTCGCTGATTCTCGTCCAGCAGACGACGGACGTCGTCCGAATGGTGATTGGGATGGACATCACCACCGTCCAATGGGAGACAATGGGCGGAATGAGAATCCACTTCAAAGTGATGGCCATCATGGTTCCCCAGCTCAGGGCCGACATGAATGGTAACACGGGTCTCGTCCACGGCGCTGCGGCGTAAAGATGAGTCCTGTTCATGAAGCCGCCCACCCCACGCAGGTGGGCGGCTGTTTTTCAATCAGATAATAGGTCATGCCAAAATTCAAGATTAAAGAGGGCACCCATATCCAGGGAGGCAGAACCTACACCAAAGGGCAGGTCGTTGAGTCTCCGCTTGACCTAACGACTCTTTTCAAAGAGAAGTTTGAGAGGGTCACCGAGCCGACTCCTCCCGCCCCCCAACTCACTGAGGCCGATGCCACTCCTGCTAAGCCAAAAAAGAAGAAGGCGAAGAAAGAGGAGGACTGGGCCGACGATGAATAATGTCACGCACTACATCAGAGCTGGTCGCCGGAATTATTGAGGTGGATGAGTCGATAACCCTCGACCCATTCATCCTCGCGGCATCGGCTTTGGTAGATGACATTGCAGAGAAGTCTGGACACGATTCAGAGAGACTTCAGCTTATTGAGACCTGGCTCGCTGCTCATTTCTACACTGTCCGCGACCCCCGGCCGACTTCCGAAAGGGCATCCACCATTGAGGTGAGATACCAAAGCGCGGTAGATCTGAACCTAGCAACCTCCCATTACGGGCAGATGGCAATGACTCTTGACACCAGTGGTCAGTTGAGAGCGTTGTCTGCTGGAAAGAGGAGACCGAGCGTTACATGGCTGGGGACCACTCCATAGAGCTCTGGCTGCCAGGACCAGAGTGGGAGGGGGAGGACGCCTTTTTGATTGGGGGCGGACCCTCGCTCAAGGAATTCGACTTCACCAAACTCGAAGGGCTCAACACTATTGGCTGTAATGATGCCTATCACCTGGGCCCGGCTATCGTTCAGATTTGTCTCTTTTCAGATAGGATGTGGTGGGAGAGGAACAAGCACGCTCTGAATACTTTTCAGAACAGGGTGGTAACCAATTGTGCCTTCCTGCTTCACTATAACCTGCCGAACATTCTCAAGATGGATCGTGCCAGAGATGGACTTCACGGAGGGACCACGCTAGGGTGGAACTTCTCGACTGGTGCCAGCGCGATTGCTCTTGCTATTCGCCTAGGAGCGAGCCGGATCTTTCTGCTGGGATACGATTTGGGCAACCAAGGGAAGGTGTCCCACTGGCACCAGCACAATACTAAGGTCATCAGGGAAGATTCATTTCAGGGTTTCATCAGGGGCTTTGAAAGGGTCAAGAGGGATCTTCCGGCGGGTGTGCAGGTATTCAACGTGACGGATGGGACTTCCAGGTTGAAATGCTTTCAGGAGATCACTTTCACAGGATTGGATTCTGTGCTTCCGGCTAAGGAGGTCTCGTGATTGGATTTCTCAAAAGGATGCGGAAGCAGAAAGCTGTCTGGTGGCAACGAGGTGAGCCAAACACCTACGGTGAATTTGCCTTTGCTGATCCGGTAGAAGTCAAGTGCAGGTGGGAAGATGTTTCCCAAGAGTTCCTGGACCCGAGGGGACAGACCCGAACCTCCAGATCGGTCGTTTACGTGGACCGGGTGATGAGTGTGGGCGATAAACTCTTACGGGGTGAACTCGACTCAAATTCTAGTATCACCGATGCTTTCGAGATCCAGAAGTTTGACCAGCTCCCAGACCTGAAGAATAAGGCTGTCTTGCTGACAGCTTACCTATGATACAAGAGAAGCTCAACCAAATTGGTGGCCTGCGTGAGTGTTTGCTGACTTTGCGCTTCTGCGGTAACAAGATTGCAGCAGACGTGGAAGAGGGTATCAAACTAGCAGGATGGCGTCTCCGGCAAGAGAGCGCAAGACTCGTGCCGGTAGAAACAGGGGCTTTGAAAGCTTCGGTCTACGCTAGGGTTGAAGGGACGGGATTTGCCACGAAGATGAGTGTGGGTTTCACAGCACCCTACGCGATGGCCGTTCATGAGGCAGTAGGAATGGTTCTCAAAGGTCAACCTCGGCCGAGCGGGATCGGCCGATACTGGGACCCACAGCCTCCGGCCCAAGCCAAGTTTCTCGAAGAACCTTCTCGTCGCCTGGCACCAGAGTTGCTGAAGATCATCAAAGAACGTGCTCTTCTCAACTGGAATCCACCAGACTTCAAATGAATGCTCCCTCTCTAGCAATTCACCAGCTCTTGCTCGAGGAAGAGTTGGTTGGTGATTGGGGTCTCTTCATGGCATTCCTGCCTGACGACCCTGACAATGCCATCTGCGTTTACGACACAGCAGGCATAATGGATGGTCGGATGATGCGGACAGGTGAAAGGATTGAGCACCCTGGAATTCAGATTCGCGTGCGAGGTCCTGTCTACAAGGACACGTGGGAGAAGGCGAACCTTATCGCCCTAGCACTCGACACGGTGCAGAAAAATGTTGTGACCACCGAAGAGGAGGACTACATTATCCACAATGTCTCACGGACGGGGGCAATCATCCCGGTGGGAGTTGAAGATGCCGGGCGGATAAGGCGCCACCACTTTACGATGAATATGATCTTGACTCTCCAAAGAGGTGAACCCTTCAATATAGATCTGGGTGGTGAAGGGGGCGCTCTTCTCTTGTCCGGCCAATGAACCCCTAACCGAAGAAAGGTAATATGGATCCAAACCAAATCAGACTTGATGACGGATTTGCTACAATCATCTCGTTCTCCAACCTGCCGAGTGTGAAGCTGTTTGAGAAAGAGATCACTCCTCCTGGGATGACGGCAGGTGGGGCGATTGACACCACCACCATGCGGAATACTACGTGGCGGACGATGTCACCACGCAATCTGAAGTCTCTCACCCCCGTCACCGCGACGGTGGCCTACGCTACCGAAGCCATCCCAGAGTTGATGAGTCAGGTGGGAATCAATCAGGAATGCACCATCACGTTCCCAGACGCGTCTTTCATCGTCTTCTGGGGCTGGATTGAGTCATTCACTCCCGGCGCGATGTCCGAAGGTGAGCAGCCTACCGCTACTATCACCATCCAGCCGGGCAACGTTGACGGTGACGGAGCCGAAACAGCGCCGGTCTACCACTCGAACGTCGACACCTAATTCGTAATTCAATTGCCGTATGAACGAACCTGTCTCATTAGATCTCACCATAAAGTCCCTCCCTGTCACTCTCAAGAACGGGGAGGGTGAGGTTCACTACGAACTTCGTGAAATGACCAGTTTGATGCGAGATCAGTTTTTGGACAAACTGGCAGCGCGGACGCGATTGGATGTCCAGGGGCGTCCCGTTG